ATTCTCTTGAAGTTTCTAATGAAGTTAATCTAGCTGTCACTTCTGTATAGGCAAACACGCCCATAGCAACGCCAGCTACAATCGCCAGCATATTTTTGACTGGCATGCTTACTGATGTGTTTTCTGATATTTTCATTTTTTCTTTTTCTTACCACACTGACATCTAGGTCCAGATATCTTTGTAGCAACAGCTTCACATAGTCTATCTAGACCTGCAAAAAAATTATATATCCATCTATCAATCATCTTTAGGTTTTGGTAGAGGCAGTATATAGTCTTTTGGTGGTTTTTTCAATATGCTTGTGGGTGTTAAAAACTTATCTCCCATTAAAATGACTTCTGGGTTCTCTTTTTTATAGCCATCTTTCAACTGATCCCATTTACTTTTGCCATCTGCTGGTCTGTTATCTAATTTAACTGGTGTAACACCAGTACATTTTGATACTAATAACCTAAAGTTTTCATTCTGTGCAAGACTAGGATTGCTATTAACTCTACCACACATCTTCATTAATTCTAATTGTTGTTTTAATTCCATGTTTTCTTGCTGCACTTGTCTAAATTCTTTAGTACAAGCTGTACCAATGTAGTGTCTATAGGTTACACTAAGACGATCGTTGTCACTATTATTATCATAATCATTAGAACTAGAATTATGTCTGTAATCATTGTCTCTGTTTTCTGTTTCGATTCTAACATCGACTTCACCAGTTCTGCAGCTATTAGTCCCATTATTTAAATACTCATTTCTAGGATATGCGGGCTTTGCAAACATAGTTAGACCTATAAATAATAAAATTAATATCGCTTTAAATCTTTTATATCGTAGCTGTGTTCTCGTACTTCATCGGCTAATTGTCGATAAAGATTCTCTGCCATCTGCCATGTAGATTCTGCAGAAGTTAGTCTTGTGTTTTGATCTGTAAGTTTTTCTTGAGCTACAGTTAGGTCTCTTTGAAGATTTATTATTTGAGCCTGATTAGAATTAATTGTGTCTGTTAGATTAACAATATACTTAACGCCAGTAAACGTCCCGAACAGCACAGATGCTATAACCGGTACTAATACAAAATTCTTTTTGAACAGTTCTGCTATATTCATTGATCCGACCCGACATATTAAATGATAGCTAATACTACTATTATTACAATAACGCAGCCTGAAACAACTTTGTGATCTTTAATAATGTGTTTTATTGATGCTTTAATTTTATCCATATTTCCCCTTTAATGTATATCACCCCAATTTTTACCCTTCTCGTAGTCTACCTTGTTTGGTATCTCCAAGTCAACTGCAGATTCCATTATTTCTACAATCTTTTTAGCTTGTTTATCATCTTTTACAGAAATATCAAGTTCATCATGTACTTGTATGTGTGCTACAATACCTTCTTTATATAATTCTAACATAGATTTTTTAGTCATATCAGCAGCGCTACCTTGAATTAATTTGTTTAATGCTTTGTAAGTATAAGCTCGCTTGATGCCTGGTCCATGTTCCTGGACAGCTTGATCAAAAGGTAATGCTTTATGCATACCAAAAGTATTGGGTTCCCATAAATGGAAACGACAAAGCCTACCTAATAAAGTTCTTATCTGTCCACGTTGCTGAGCTCTGTTAGATACAGATCTTGTTAGACTCTTAACAAAAGGTACTCTCTCATGATAGATAGAAAATAATTCTTCTGCCTTATCTTTTGATACACCTAACTCTGCCTGTAGTTTTGCTTTACCCATACCATAGAATAATCCTAAGTTAATTGTTTTAGCTTGGTCTCTTGGTATCTCAGCCATTTCTGCAACGATAGTATGAAAGTCTGCATTGCCATCTTCGTAAGCATCTTTAACATTAAAGACGCTTGAATCTTGATCTAGGGATGCATAGTGTACTACTAGTCTAGGTTCTTGTTGACTGTAGTCAAAACATCCCCACTCGCAACCAGACTCGGGAATAAAGAGGGATCGGATCAATGGCCCTAAGTCTTTGTTGCGTGCAGGAATTTGTTGTAAATTTGGATTTGAGTATGAAAATCTACCTGTAACTGTACCACCAGTATCAGATCTAATTTGATTTATATCTGCATGAATCCTACCATTATGTTCATGTTTAATAATTGTATCTATAAATGTTGTATGTGCCTTGTTAATTTCTCTGGCTTTTGCTATACATTGTACTAAAGGATGTTCATGTGTAGAGAGAAAATTTTTAGTAAATGAAGGCGCTTGTGTCTTTACCGTTCGTTCGTAGTTTAGTTTTAATTTATCAAAAACTTTGGCAATCGATCGTGCTGCCCATATTTGAGGTTCTATCCCTGTTTCTGTTTTTACTTTTTGGAGTAATGTTTCTTCTTTTGATGCTAGCTGTTGCTTCAGTTTATGAGCTGCTTGAACGTCTACTCTTACGCCAAGAAATTTCATATCAACCAGACAAGGAAATAGATCTGTCTCAAGTTCAAAAATAGATCCCAGGTCCTGGTCCGTTAGTTCTTTTTGCATAACCTTCCATAAATTTAAAGTTAATTCTGCATCACGTTCAGCATAGTTACCTACATACATTGCAGGCAATTTCCACATATCAGCTTTAGGATCTAGTCCCCATTCTTTTGCTACTTGATTTAATTCTGTTTCATTTTTACCCTGGCCACAATAATCCCAACCCAATGATCCTAAATCAAATCTAAATCTATTTTCATTTACTAATGACGCTGCAATCATTGTGTCAACAATCTGTCCATTAATTTGTATTCCCATGGATCTAATCCAACACACATCATACATTGCATTGTGAAATACTTTGATGGCATCTGATTTGCAAACATCTGTAAACCATTGAATTACTTTACTTTTTTCTAGGTTACCACCACCTTCGTGATCAAAGGGAAAGTATCCTGAATAGCCATCAGTAGCTACGGCTATGCCTACAACTTTACCACGACCAACAATAGAACCAGATCCCATTGTTTTTAAATTTGGATCACATGTTTCTAAATCTATTGCTATAACATCTGCTTGTCTAAGATCTGGAAATTCTTCTGGCTTAGACCATTCTGTTTGTGCTTTAAAAACTAGTGGTTTCATTATTTATCCTCCTTTAGATTTTTAAGTTTGTAATCATAACTACCCTTTTCATGTTCATCGGTAATCCATTTAGCAGAATTTTCTACAGAATATATTTTGCTACTTACTAATCTATTAATTAAATTTTTAGATGGATCAACACCCATAGATGCATCAAACATTTTAAGTCTATTGTTTGGTTGAATAGCAAAGTTACCATCTTCTAATTCAAGAACATGACCACATTTATGTTGGTCTGGTTTTTCTGCATAGCCAAAATTTAATTCATTAAAATCTCCTGCACACCAATCAATTGTGAATAAATATTTACCTTTTCTTTTTACTTTTCTCCTAGATGTATATTGCATTGTAGCTCCAGCTAATTCATAAAAAGTTGTAACACTTACATTATAACTAAAACTGTCCCACATAACTAATTCATCAAGAGGTAATTCTTTTACTCCAGGTTTTGTACAGAAAGCTGAGATAGGTGCTCGCCACCATAGACCACCATCTTCCATTAAGAAATGAAACATAGGCACTCTGTTTGGTATAGAGCTAAAACCAAATACTCCTACTTCAAAATATTTATCGTGTGAATCTTTTTGATCTCTTAAGTAATTTCCTCTTACGCAGCATTCTATTACTGGTATGTTTGCATTTAAGTACGCCATTATATCATAAACTCCTTTGATTTGTTATTTGATTTAATTAAATATAAATTTTTTGCTGATCTTGTAACTCCTACATACCATACTCGGTATTCTTCATCTTGTTTCTCTATAGATTTTTTAGCACCAGCCATAGTATTTGTTGTCTGGTTTAAAAACAAAACCACATTAGTTGCTTCACCTCCTTTTGCTCCATGAATAGTAGACACTTTTATTCTAGGTTCTTGATCTATTTGTTCTCCATTATTTAACATAGCATCCATGTAATCTATTTGAGTAGGAGAAACTTTAGTAAAAGCTTTTTGCCACGGAAGAGTGATATCTACTTCACTCATTCTTTCTAAAACTCTTTGAGACTGTATTTCTGGTATTTCTTTTTCTTCTCTCATTTGATTCCAATAACCTATGTCTTCGTACAAAGATTTACCTATACTATTTCCTTGTGAAGTTTGAAAAAATAAACCATGTCTTTTTAATATTGGCAACACTGGTTTTAATAATGAATTGGTTCTAGTTAATATTAACCAATCGCTTTTTTCCATATCTGTTATTAAATCTGTTAGTTTAAATCTTTCTATTATTTCACCGTGTTCTTCTTTAGGTAAATAATCTTTTTGTATTCTATTAACACCTACTCTAGATATAACATCTAAAGCTTTCGTTTGAATATCAATAGGCACCCTTCTAGATTTAGTTAAAGGTATTTCTTGACCAGGCCATTCAATAAAAGATTTTACATCAGCACCAGCCCAACCAAAAATTGCTTGGTCATCGTCTCCTGCAATCCATACATCTGGAGCACCTTTCTTATTCGTATTGTCTTTTATCAATTTTTTTAACATCGACCATTGAATTAAAGATAGGTCCTGTGCTTCATCTACAAAAATAACTTTTAGCTTTGGGGATTCTCCTTCAATTAAAAATTTTTCTACCATGTCATTAAAATCTATAAGACCATATGTTTTTTTATAACTATCTATTTCTTTTGAAATAGCATTTAGTTTATAGCCATCAATCCATGATAAATGTTCATTAAGATTAAACTGATCTAATGTAGTAATTTGTTTTACTTTAGCTAAGTTAATTAAACCTAGGTATTCACTATCAGAAGAAAATATACCATTCCATTGATTCGTTTCATGTTTTGCATATTTAATTTGAATACCACAAGTCTCACCAATTTTTTTATAATGTTCTTCTTGCATTACATTTTCTTCTTTTAAACCCAATTGTTTAAATGCACACGAATGAAGTGTTTGAAAATAAGGTAGATCTTTTTTACTCAATCCTACATTGTCTGCCAAAAATCTATCTCTAGCTTCGTTAGCTGCTTTTCTAGTAAAAGCAAAATAACCTATGTTTTTTAAAGACATATTATTATCTATATATTTTTGCACAGTGCTTAATAATTTTCTAGTTTTTCCAGTTCCTGGAGGACCAATAACTTTATAGTTTGCCATTAATAGTTACTCTCTTTTCTCTCCACTGGTTGATATTCTATCTGATCCATGTGAAGTTGTGGAAGTCGACAGACTTTTAAAGTTTTACCATCTACATTTAGTGAGTGATTAAACTCTACTTTACAATCTTTTTCTAATTGTCTTGCTATTCTTTCTTCTGGAATTTTCCAACCACTACCTAGATGCTGGATGAAAGATGTAAATTTAAAGTAGTGATCTCCTTCGTTAGTATAACAAGCACCATTTTTTATCTGTCCCCTTTGTTTAGCTTGAGGACCATTAATACAGTATTGATATAGTTCATCTTTTAATCTATCCGTAATTTGAGTTCCTTTTGGTGGGTAAATAGTTTCACAACCATTTCTCCATTCATTTAATTTTGCTCTGTAATCTTTTGGTTTTAATGGTTCAAAGTAAACTCCTGTCTGTTCCCAAATTAAATTTAAAACTTCTTTCTGTGTTGTCATTAATTTTGTATTAGCCACAATAACTTCTACCTTGTCATCACTAGGCATAACAACTTGAAATCTATATTCTGGTTCTACATATTTTATTATTTGAAAATCTGTTATATCTGGAAAGACTGATATACCATCTGATGAAACACCAAAAGGTCTAGAATAACAAAGACCTCGCATACATTTATCTTTAATAGGTTCTTCATAACAAGTATGTCCAGCTGTATCTTTTCTCCATGCAGCTATTTTAGAATCTAATTTTGTTTTATCCCATGGATCTTCTAGGTAGCTATAATTTGCTTTTGACACTTGATCTGGCCATTTATCTTTGTATTTTTTTTTAGCAAAGACCATATAATTATACATAAATCTATCTCTACCATCATCTAGTTTTGTTTTAGAACATAGAGCTAGACATGGTGGACCATCATCAAATTCTGGATCAGCACCTTTTAAAATATTTGCATGTGTTTCTTCTACTAATTTTTCTAAATCTTGTTTACTAATTCTAGATTCTTCTGCTACTTTTATAAAAGAAACAATATCTAATTTAGAATTATTTTTATCTACTGCGTATCTAGTTGATTCACCATTGTTGTAGTAAGGTAGGTTAATAAAGTTTCCTGGTTTTGTGTCTCCTTTTTCATCTTCTTTTAATTCTTTCTGTTTAGGAAAAATTTCTGTGGTAGGTTTTAAACCTAGTGGTAGCAGAAACGCTTTTAATCCATCTATTAGATCAATAGCTTTGATAGGTTCTTTTAAAAAAATATAACAATGTAATCCCCCACTCTTAGATAGTATTGGAATAAGTGGTAATTTGTATTGTTCGAATAAAGATAAATACTTTTCAATTTTAAATTGACCATAGTTTGGTGGATCAATATCAATACAACCAAACTGTGCAGTCTTATTTAAAGTACAGGGTTGTACTCCTATAGATATTTTACCATGTAAGTGGTCTTTGTAATCATTGATAGATAAGGGTCTACCTGCCCATTCGTAATTTGGTTTTATTTTATTTTTATCTGTATCTAAAGAAGTCCTAGACATATCGGCTATGCCAAAGTCACCCCTATAACCAGTAAATAGCTTTACAAATTCGTCAACCATAATGATCCCAGGTCGGGGCAGCTCTAGTCTCCCTTTACTGCCCCTATCCTCGTTAGAGGAATCTAGTAATTAGATTCTTCTTTGTTAGTTTCAACAGAAGTTGCAGCTACATTGCTCTTATGTAAAGCAGTACTAAATTCTTTAGCCATGCTATAGATTTCTGCATTCTCTACTGGTTTCATCAAAGAAACTGTCATTCCATGCCAAGTAAAATTACCTTGGTTTTCAACAGATTTTATTTGATAAACTCTCGAAAATGAGGGAGCTGGTATAGACTTACCCGTTGACTTAGCTACAATTGTTTCATTATCCATTAATGAATTCCAACCTCTACTAGTTTTTAACTGAGTAGTTTTTAAAGACATTAAAGCCTTCTCTGGTTTTTCTCCAAGAATAATAACAAAATGATTTGCCGTTTTGGTAATTTCATTACCATTTGCTAGCACATCTTTTGTACCTTGTTTAGTGGTCTGAGCCATAATTTCAGGACCTCTATCCGGATGTATTGGTCTACCTTCACTCTTATCAAAGGGTGCCCATTCTGGATATGTCATTTTATAGAAACAAGGTATTACATTCATACCATTCTCTCCACTATACAGTTTTTTAGTAACTGTATTATAAAACATTCCAGCTTCTGCACCTTCAACATACTTTGCATGTTTCTTTTTAGTTTCATAAGAACCACTTTGTAGTAGTTTTAGAAACGGTAAAGCTAAATCGTCTTTCTCTATATTTTCTAAACCCATCCCTGAGTCTGCTTCAAAATCTAGAGTCATTATTGCACCTTCTTTTTTGACTGTTAAGTCGCTTGTTTCTTGTGTCATGCTATTTGTTCCTTGTTATTTTTGTTTTGTTTCCCTTAAACAGGTTAAAATGTTCAGATGGCAAGTCTTGATTACTCTCGACTCGTTCTCTGTACAGTGCTTTGAGAGTCATAGGTTCAACTTTCATTTTTTGTGAAGGTTGATAACCATTCGTCTCAGCAAGGCTAGCATAATCGTTAGCCTTGTTATCTTCGCCACGACCAAAGGAAACAGTAATCTCGTTTTTAATAAGATCACCCAGGTCATTATCTCGAAGCCATTTGTAAGCGCCCTCTCTGTTTGCTACAGGTATACTTGCGCCATAAATCTCTTTTACTTCTATGGCCGAACCATCTTGAAGTTTAAGAGTTTTTAATTTCATATTGTCCATTATCTCTGGAATTACTTCCTCGGATATTTTATCAGCTGCTTCTTTTTTTTTCTTTAGATTGTCCTCCATAATTTTTACTTCGTCTTCTAAAGATTGCAACTTAATAACATAACTAGCTAAACTATTTACATTATCTATTTCATTTACTTGTTGAGGCGAATCTGCCTCGAACTGTTGTGATAGGTCTTGGTTACTCATCTATTTCTCCTTTCTCGTAGAGATTAAAATCAAGAGGATAATACATTTGTTCTTGTCTATCCCATTTTAAACTTTTAGCTTTTCCATTATTTACTTTTGCAATAATAGCTCCAACCATAAAAATTATTTGTGGATCTCCTGATAATAATAAATAATCATTATCGTTAAAATCTTTTAACAATCTTTCAAGTTTAAATTTAATAGGACCAGGACTCATAACAACCTGACTATCTTCTCTCAATAGAACTTTTAATTTACCGTATTTTTGAGCACCAATAATATTAAATTTAGGTCGCCCTGCTCGGGTACCTGGTACTTCTTGTAATACATAAACTATAGGTTCTGGGTTATTTTCTTTCATGCTTGACTTTCTAGATTATTTTTAATATGTTGTCAACCAGAAAGAAGAATTAATTATGGATTATAAATTTAAAACAAAACCCTATGCACATCAATTAACTGCATTAGAGAAGTCGTGGAATAAAAAAGTATTTGCATACTTTATGGAAATGGGAACTGGTAAAACAAAAGTTGCAATAGATAATATTGCTATGCTTTATGATAAAGGTAAAATTAATGGAGCTCTTATTATTGCACCTAAAGGTGTGTATAAAAATTGGTATTCACAAGAAATTCCTACACATTTACCAGATCATATAGATCATAAATCAGTTTTATGGCAAGCAACTATTAATCAAAAACAACAAAAATTATTAGATACCTTGTTTGAAACAGGTGAAGATTTACATATATTATGTATGAATGTAGAAGCATTCTCTACTAAAAAAGGTATGGACTTTGCAGCTAAGTTTTTAAATTGTCATAATACTTACATGGCTATTGATGAATCTACTACTATTAAAAACCCTAGTGCTAAACGTACTAAAAATATAGTGAGTATTGGTAAATACGCTAAGTACAGACGTATCTTAACTGGTTCTCCAGTTACTAAATCACCGTTAGATTTATATAAACAATGTGAATTTCTAGATGAATTTTTATTAGATCACTCTTCTTATTATACCTTCAGGACCAGGTATGCTGTAATGCGTAAAGCACATTTTAACGGAAGATCTGTAGAAATAGTTGTAGGTTATAAAAACCTTGGTGAGCTGTCCGAAAAACTAAAAGATTTTTCATACAGAGTTTTAAAAGATGATTGTTTAGATCTACCTCCAAAAACTTTTATGAAACGTATTATTACATTAACTCCAGAACAAGATAAAGTTTATCAACAAATGAAAAAAATGGCACTTGCTTTGATGAATGGCAAGATGATTACTACAGCAAATGCACTAACACAGTTAATGAGATTGCATCAAATAACTTGTGGTCATTTTAAAGCTGATGATGGTTCTTTTCAGGAAATAAAAAATAATAGGTTATCAGAACTTTTAGAAGTATTAGAAGAAGTACATGGTAAAGCTGTAATTTGGGCACACTATCAATATGATATAGAAACAATAGTAAAACATATTAAAAAAAGATATGGAGAAGATTCTGTTGTAACTTATTATGGTAAAACTCCAAATGAAGAGAGACAAGAAAACATTGTTAAATTTCAAGATCCAGATAATCCAGTTAGGTTTTTAGTTGGTACACCACAAACAGGGGGATATGGTATTACACTTACTGCAGCTAGTACTATGGTTTATTATTCTAATGGTTATGATCTTGAGAAAAGAACTCAATCAGAAGCTAGAATAGATCGTATTGGCCAGACTAAACCTATGACATATATAGACATAATTGCTGAAGACACTGTTGATGAAAGAATAGTAAAAGCTTTGGTTAAAAAAATAAATATAGCGTCTGAAGTAATGGGTGAAGAACTTAAAGATTGGTTATAAGATATTATAGGACATACACGATGGCGTGCTGTAATTTTAATTTACGACTTTTCCACCTTCCCATTTCATATCGGGTAAATTTTCAGTGTATTTTTTACCATCAAAGGTAAGAACTTGTTTTCTGTTAGATCCTTTAGCATCATATGATACATGGATCCATCCTGCCTGGTCATCTTCGGGTTTATAGTACTCGAGAATGCATTGATCAAAGTCAACGTTATTAATTAGCCAGTAAGCTACCTTAATATTAGCGACCCCATTAATTTCAAAATCTGCGGCACACCCCAGTGCGTGCTGTGATGTTTTTTTGCTCCCTATCGCTACACACAACGCTTCTGAACGGAATCCCGAGCTGATGCTTAGGGGTTTGTCAAAGTGTGCTCTAACGGGCTCTAAGACCTCATAACAGAGGTTTCCTAGGTTTTTAATCTCTCCAGACCCTGGAGTGTTGTCAATTCCCTTACGTTGAGCAGTCATCGAACGGGTCATCTCTGAGAGAGTAAAATGTTTGCTAAGTTGCATAGTTTATTTTGTGATTAGTGTGAATATAACATAGATCAAACCGCTGATCAATGCGCCAGAAGTAATTAGTAATATACTTTCTATTCTTTGTATTTGAGTTTCAATAGAATGTATTTTGTCGTGAGTTTGTCTTTGCATAATTCTACACAACTTTTCATGTGATTCAATTTTTTGTAATGCTTCGTCTTTTTTTGCCATTATACTGTTGTCTTCCTTTGTCCTAACTTAATAGCTTTTTCAGTTTGTGATAATAATGCATCCTCAATTCGTGTCAAGTTAGTTTGTGGGTTAACATTGTTGTTGACAGAAGCTGTTTTAATCACTTCCTGAGACACTGGAGCCGTGTCACTTGGTACGTTAGGCTTGACTAAAGATGCTGTTGTTTTTGTATTAGATGAAGGTAAACTTGATACAGGTTCTATTACCTCATCATTTTTCTTTTTTTCAAAATAAATTTTAAGATCATCAAGTTTTCTTAACCCTAATGATTTTATTTCTGGATAATTATTAAAATATATTTCTAATTCACTATCATTCATTCCTAAAGGAATTGCACTCCATTTACTTATAATAGGACTTAATAATTCATAAGGATATATGTCTTTAAATTTTAAATCTGGATTATGTTTTTTTAATCTTTCATAAGCTTTTGGAAATAAAGCTGAATGTTCTTTCCAATCTGGTAAATTTGAAGGGTTATATAAACCATCAAATAAATACAATAAAGATTTTTTATTTACTATTTTTCCTTTCATTTCAGAATATTGTTCACCTTCAGTAAAACCTAATTTTTTATTTAATTCAATAAATTCAAGTACATTAGATAATTCTTTGTATCTATTTTTTTGTAAAAGTTCAAATTGTTCAACAAAATTAATTGGGTTGTCTCTAATTTCATTAGGGTCTTTTATGTTTTGATAAAAATATGACCTAGTTTCATTTATTTTTTTAGATAATCCATTTACCACTTTTGGAAATTTACTTCGAGGTGTATTTTTATCTGCAGCTAAACCTAATACTAATTTTATAGCTTGTGCTGTTGTGTTTATTTTTTGATAAGTACTGTCTAAATCTTGATCAAATCCTTTTAAAGTTTTTCTAACACCATCAATAGTTGCTGGATTAACGGAACCATATAAATGTGCCAAAGATTTTGCTACTGACATACCGACTCCATCAAACTTAGCATTATATATTATAAACCCTTCTTGAGTTTTACCTCCCCTAGCTCCAGGCATAACAACGTTACTAGGCATGATGTCTAGTATTCTTTCTAATAAAATTGGTTCGGGAATAAAAGAAGAAAATAGTAAAGGTAACGCCCCCATTTTTTCATCTTTAATATCATAAAATAATTTTTCAAACACTCTATCCATAATTTGTGGTTCTGAATATTCTGGGTTAGTAAATATCTCACTTATTAATTCTACAGCACCAGTGACTTGAAAATAAGGATTTTCTAAAGTCATATCAAATTCCCAAAAAGAACCATCCTTATCAATTTTACTAATTGGATAAGTTTTATGTCCTTTTTTATACCAAGGAGAATAAAATTTTCTGTAAGCATTCATAACTTTTTCATCTATGTCAGTTAAGGTTTCAGTTATTCCACCTATTGTTTTATCTACTCCATAAAGCGTAGCACTCATTCCTATTAATCTTCTTGCACCCATTCTCCTTACCCAAGGGTTAGAAGAGGATAGTTCTCTTCCAGTATACATTGAGGCACTTACTAAGTTTCTAATAATTTCAGAGTTAAATGCTACAAAATTTCCAAAAGGTAGTCGTCTATAGTTTCTAACAATAGCTGGAACCATGTTATAGTTTGGATAAACATTTTTAATGTATTGTGCAGACAGTTGTGCAATAGCTTCACCATGTGTTTTAGCAACCCCATCTAATTTAAAAGGATCCCATTTTAATTTAAAAACTTCATTCCATTGTTTCGCTGTTAATTCTTGCCATAAAATTTTTCCATCCATAGCTTCTTTTAATAATTTTTTAGCTTGAGCTCTTCCCTCAGCTGTAGAAGCGTCACCTAGAACTCCTGTTTTATACCATTCGTTTAATAATTTTTTTCGTGTTTCATTTGATGTAACCTTACCGTTTTTTGCAATAGTTACTCCTAAGTCTCTAAAACCTAACTTAGTTGCATTACTAGCTGCAAACCCTGCCGCTGGAATAGCTGGAATAAATTGAGATTTAGTAAACTCATACCCATATGCTTTCCAAGCATTGTCAGATCCTTGATAAAATTCAGTAGCTTTTTTAAACACTGGATTTTTCATTAATGAACTAAACCATTCATCTGTAGATGAAAATTTTCCTTTAGCAAAATCAGCAATAATTGCTTCTACTTCTCCAGCTACTGCTGAAGTATCTGTTACACCATATCTCACATATTCTCGTAATTTTTCTCTAAGAATTTTTATGTCTACATTTTTTCCAGTACCTATAATTTCACCAAAAGTGTATTGAATAGAATCCATTATGCTGGCTTGTTTTCCTATATGTCCATTAAGTAATGCAAAAAAACCAGCAGTTTCAAAGTTACGGGCTTGTGTCATTACAGATAAAACTGTTTTACTTAACTGCGCTGTTGTTTTAGCTGCTAAATATTTTTTATATAAAGAAGATGTTAAAAATTTATCTGTCCATAATGCATCACTAACAATTCCTTCAGCAATTTCTGGCAATGTGTAATAAGGTTTTCCGCCAGAATGTTTGTATATATCATCTAGTTTTAAAACACTATTTTTAAAACCTGCAGTATCTATGGGAACTAGTTTTGCACCTGTTAATTCCATAGCTGTTGTAGCAATTCTATCTGATTCAGATTTAAAAATATAACCATATTTTAAACCTTGATCTATAATTTTTTTATTAGCTTGAAGATGTCCTATTAAAGTAGCTTGTTTAGTTATAGTATCTAAAACAATTGCTTTTGGATCAGTTACCTTACCCATTAAATCTTGAATAACTTGTGGTATTTTTTGTTTACCTTTTAAAATTCCAGCAGGAGGTATAAGAGAACTTATTGAATCTAATCTTTCTGCAGCTGTGGTTCCCTCCATTTGAGCCCCTCCTCTTTTTATTAAAGCTTCCACTTGTGCTTTAGAATCAGCAGTAATAATTTTTTTAGATTGTCCTCTGTGAGTTGTTCTTCCTAACAGATCTTCAAACCATTTAACAGCCGCATCAATTTGTTTTCCCTTAGGTCTAAAACTGCTTTCAAATATTTGATATGAAGTAGTTAAATATTTTCCTAATCCTTGTTTTATTACTTTTCGAACTCCTTCGTCATCAATATACTTACTTAATACAGTACTTAATCTATCTATTTGTGTCCGTACTTCTGACACTAATGGTGATAAAGATTTATCTAAATTTTTAAAAGCTAATTTATCTCCATTTAATGCTTCAACAACATTTTTCCAATACTGTTCTACTTTTAATGTTCCACCTCTTCCAATAATTCTACTACCCATTCCTACCCCAGCTATTTTGTATATCTGTGTTTCAATATTATTTAAACTCATACTAACTAATTTTCTTTCTTCATTAATTAATTGTTTTTCTTGTTGTTTAATAATGGCTAATTCACCTGGTAATTTTCTATCTGTTCTAAGAGGAGTTAAAATACTTCTATCTATTATTTTTAACCACCTGTCCCTAACATCTGACATTTTATAGCCACCTACATCTGATAAAAGTTTCCAATCTTTTACTGGAGGAATTCCTGCTTTAGTTAAAACATCAAAACCTAATCTTGTTTTAATCTTAGATAATTTTTTGGCAGCATAGGGTAAAGGGGAATATTTACCAGTTAGTGTTCCAGCTACAGCAGGTTCTACAAGTGTAATTACACCTCCTGTAAAATTAACAATTGGTCCCCCTACTTTATTAGCTGTGCCTTTTATAAGAGGGACAGCGAGCCCTCTAAGGGCTATGTTTAGACCCCCTATTAAAGCAGTTCCTTCTTTTCCAAATTTTAATCTGTTTCTTAATATAGCCGAAGCTTTCTTTTTACCCACTAAATTTTTAGTGTCTTCCATTGCTGTATTAAGTAAAGAGTTCATAAATTTATTATTAACTTTTGTAGATCCTGCTAAAGGAGATAGGTTAATAGATTCTCCACTTGCATTAGTTAGTGTAGTGTCAGTGCTATCGTCTCTAGTAATTGCTTCACCAATACCATAAGCTAAAGTTCCTTCGCCAAATCTTCTAGCAACTCCAGGTAAAGACCAAGAACCATATTTTTGAGCAATATTTGAAACGTTTTTTATATTAGGCACTGTGCCTGTTTGTGCAAAAGTTTTAGAATTAGCTAATGCATCAACAACTCTTTTTGTATAACCAGGTGCCACCTTACCAGCAACTGAACCAAAAATTTTTAATACTTTTTTACCAGTAAAAAAAGAAATACCAAATTGAGTTAAATCTTCTGCTAATTCTTCTACACCTTCTCTAGAATCTTTTACTTCTGGCCAACGAGATTCTATATAATTAACTACATTTGTCTCAGTTCCTTTAGGTAAAGCGTCAAATAAAGCACCTATTACTACGGCAGTTGCTCTTGAACCTTTTTTAACTGCAATTTCTGCACCTTTTCTAGTTTTAACTAAAAGTTCTGATTCATATGCTTTTTTTCTAAGTCTACCATATTCATCTATTCTTATTTCTCTATCATAACGATCATCACCACCCATAAGAAAACCTTGATTAAAAAGTTTTAATTGACCATATCTTTTTACGTCTTCTCTTAATGATGGGTTGTCTTGAGCAAGTTTAAATAAATAACTACTTCCTTGAATTAAAGCCGCTTTAGATCCAGCTTCTTTTGCTTTTTTTTCACTGCCGTATTGTTTTATAGCGTCTATATATTCTGAAACAATTTGAGGGTTGTCTCTAAAAATATCCTTTAATCTTAAGATATCATTTCTTTGTTCATCATTTTTTATTTTATTAATAAAAGAAACTTCGTTATTATTTAATACTTTACTTTTGGTATAATCTTTTTTTTCTTCAATATTATATTCTGAAGTGGACGAGTCTTTAATTTTTTCTTCTACGGAAGGAACAGTATTGTCTTTTACTTCACTAAGTATTTCAGAAATAGGTTTTTCATACTCAACTCCAGCACCAGATAAAATTTCTGATATAGATCTTGTTTTTTTTTCTGCCATGCATGTTACACCATTGCATCCGACATTGGTAGTATCAGACTAACTTGATATTTATTATTAAATTCTTCAACATCTGACTGATCTACTATACTAGCAAAATCAGCAAACGCATTTTTGTTATAGTATATTAATTGTACAATTCCATCTTCTACCTCTGGAGGTATTTTTCCTCTAAATTCTTCATAAGACATATCTACTGAAGGTTTATTTTCCATTGTTTCTGTCATAGATACATCTTCTGTTACAGTTTCATTAGGTGTAGAAATAGTTTCTGCCATATTCATACTAGCTTGCATAGGTTGTGCACCATCCATACCAGTTCCCATGTTGTAACCTACCCTACCTCCAGTTGCTTTTTGAGTTCTTTTTTTACCATAGTATTTTTCTGCAGCTGCTAAAGCTGTGTCAATTGTATATCTATCGTCTGGCATAGCGTCTTTATTTGAAGATAAAAGAATTTTTACAAACTCATCTATTAATTGATCTGTTGTTTTAGGTACAGGAGCTCTTCTAGCAATGTCATATTTTTCATTAGCTATTTTTTGTTCAAGTGCTCTAATTCCTTCTTGAACAATTTTAACAGTTTCATTTCCAACTAATAAACTAGGGTCGGTTAATTTAGCATTTAAATCAGCTAAATCATTTTTATATTTATTGTCTACTGCTTTATACTGTTTATCTAATTCTATTTCCTTTGAGTTAATCATGGCTTGTAGTGCTATTGCATTTGCTTGATCAGCACTTCTATCTAAATCTTTATTAATTTTAGTTGCTTCAGCATCTAGGTTTTCTAGTTTAGCTGCTTGATCTAATTCATAATCAGCATCTCTTTCGCCTGTAATTCTGTCTGCTTGAAGTTTACCTATTTGTCCACTTGTTAAAGCTTCGCCTCTATCATTGTAAGGATTTGCATACTCTCCAAAAGATCTAAGTACTTTCATGCCATCAGATACTCTTGGTTGTGTTACATTAATTTTTTCTTCAGCTATTTCTGTTAAACGTTCCTCACCTGCATATCCTCCAGGACCATCTACTAATCCTCTTTTAGGTGTATCTAAACCAGACGTGATGCCAGTTCCTTGCGCCGAGTAGCTTCTGCCACCCATCTTGAACATTGGTCGTTTTAAAATTCTATTATACATTATTATGTCTGTGTTTGTTGGTTACCTTGGTTCATCATATTTCCACCTAGTGTCGTATACATATTAGCAAAGCCACCAATACCAGTTAGTATTGGATTTGGTGTAAATTTCTGTGAAGGTGAACCAGGCATTGCACCAGATACACTACCGTAGATATTTGAAACATCTGTAATTCTATCTAGTGGTAATTGATATGCACTTTGATTAGCTTGGGCAATTGTATTTAATTTAGATTGTTCTAGTAACTGATCTTGTTGTCCTAAAGCATCAAACGCTGCAATGTTTTGTTGTTGTAGTCCTGGTACTAATCCAGCCATACCTTGTAAATTTCCAAGTTGTTGCTGTTGTTGTGTTAATGCTTGATTGTATCCTTGACCGTATAGTCCAGCAAGCAATGCTGCTCTGTTTCTATCAGAGTTAGATTGATATTCTGCTCTTGCTACACCTTCTCTACCACCACCAAAAGCACCAGCTGTGTAAGCATCATCTGATACAGTTTGTTGTCCTATTTGTGATTGTCTATCAAAATCTGCCATAGTTGTATTAATAATTTCTTGTTGGTAAGGTGACATAAACTGTTGGTAACCTTGACCTGGATCTAATAAATTTTGTTGAGAGATGTCATCTAGATAAGGTTGATAACTTGCAACACCTGTACCGCCTGTAAATCCTGTAACCTGGCCACTAGCGTCTCTTTGTACATCACCTAGTCCACCAAGATCTGCAATACCTTGTGCAGCTTTTTGTTGAAATGCTGATTGACCTGCAACTTGTGGTGTTAATTTACCAACATCGATTGGAGTCCCTAGTTGCCCGATACCATATTTAAGAATATTTTGACCGTAGGGTTGTAACATACCCGAAGGTAGTAAACCTGCATTATCGTATGGTGTAGCCATTATGCTGTCATCCTTTTAGCTGTTGGTTGTGCCTCTAATGTTTTCATAGTATCATACATTTTTTGTGCACCTTTGTTAATACTTCCTCCGCCTGCAGCTCTTACTGCATCGGCTGTAAATACAAATTCGTTTTTAGATAATCTAGCTGGTACATCATCTTTTTTCTCATACTCTCCAAGTGGTACAAACCCACCATTAAATCTATAATCTTTTTCCATACCACCAAGATCCATGACGCCTCCTGCTGCTCTCTTGACTCTGCCACCTTTTTTCTTTTCAATAGGTTCTATTCCATTTTCAGTAACATTAAGCATTATAATACCACTGTCACTTGATTTCATATCATACAATTGATTTTTAATTACTTTAACAGTATCTGTTTCATAATCGGTATAAATATTTGCATACTTGTCTTTTAATTCTGGATTTTCTTGTATGTATGCTTGAACACCTTCATCACCACTTTCAGAATAAATTCTGTTTAATATTTCTACATCATCTTTTTTAGTTATAAAATCTTTTACATCTACAGTGCCATCAGTGCCACCATCCATGTAACCAGGTCGACCACCATTTCTTAAACCAATGATGCCACCTTTAGCAGATAGTTTTCTGTTTTTAAAAAATTCTATTACTTCTTCAATACTTATTGGATCACGATCATTGCTTAGTTTAAAAATTCTTACAGCTTCATCCATTGTAAGATCTTTAGGTATCTCTGCCATTTTCATATCAGTGTTTTCTTTATTCTTTGAACCCATAATTCCATAAAAATCTTCGTAGTATTCTTCTGGAGAAGTATAACCTAAAGGAATTCCTTCCTCTATAAACTCTATAATAACTTTTTTATTAATACCTTTGTAGTCAGGATTATTCATATCATATAAATCTCCTGTTGTTGGTACTCCAGGTTCGTAATCTGCCATTCTCATATTAGTATCAACATTAATATCCATAACACCATTCTCACCAGTTCCTTTATAAAACCCCATTCTCTTTACAACATCGGGTGCTTTTTTTCTA